TATATTCTTTATCTTCACAATTGTTATCCCAACCAGAAGGCATACCATTGTAGCCAATACCTATGATTGTGTTATCTTTTACAATAACACAACCAACTTTCAAGCGGCGGGCTGAAGATAACTTAGCGTAAACTTCAGCCGCAGACATATGAGCAGAATCAAACTTGTTCAATTTTATTTTTTTGTTTCTTTTCATGCACAACGGGTTTGTTTCCAATAAGTTGCGCTTGAATCATTGCATTCTTATACGAATGCCTTTCAAATGGATTAACGATAGTAGCCATGCGGCGTTTAACACTACGATTAATTTTAAAGTTAGGACCAGGTTTCATATCAAATCTCCAAAAATTTAAGTTCAAATCTATCTGCACGGTCTTCGTAACGAATGTAGCCACGTGGGTTACAAACGATTCTTGTGCTACCAATCATGTAATCAAAGTCTTCATGTGTATGCCCATGAGTCCATAGTTTAATTTGTGGATGGTCTATGATAAAATCATCCAAATTGGAACTATAGCCACCATTCATAATCACTTCTTCTTTATACCGAGGATGTGTTGACTGTTTGCTAGGTGAATGATGACCAACAACAACAAACTTTTGATCCCATTTACCTTCAATCATAATGCGAATGTAGTCCATCATTTGCTTATGGTCTTCAACAGCATCTTCTGGTGTGAAACGAGCCGCACGTTGTTTGAAGATGGGCTTTTCTCTATTGTCTACACCATGGATCTGTTCGTATGCTTTAAAATTTACCATGCGGTGACTGTTGTACACACAACGGAAGTCATTCATCATACCTGGCATTTGCATCAGAGTAATTGGATCTTCTTTGTTCATATCTGTCCACAAAGTGCCACCGATGAATGTTACATCATCAACAACAAAAGTATCTTTATCTAAGATATGGAGATTGCGTACATAAGAAAGCCTATCACGCAAAGTTGTAATAGTGTTCCGATAATCACCGTTATAGTGTTCATGGTTTCCCATAATATAAATGACATGCGGAAATCTTTCACCACATTCTTGAAAGAATTTATGATATTTTTCAGAGCGAACATTTTTATCAAAGAATCCAATATCATCTTTTACCATCAAGTCTGCGGCCACACAAATATCTCCAGAGAGAATAAGAACATTAGCGTTCTCGGTATTCTCAAAAGATATTTCACCAAATTCAAGGTGTACGTCGGATGCTAGAGCAATTTTCATAGTTTACTTTCTGCCTTCAAGTGCTTATTATAACACAAGAAGGCAGATTTTTCAGGTAATAATTAAACTTTTTCTTGGAGTAATTGTGGTTTACTTACTGTATTGATAGCAATTTTAACCGGTTGTTTTTCAACTGGTACAATATTGATAAGTTTTACTGTAAGAACACCATTATCCAAACTTGCACCATCAACTTGCACAGTCTCAGCCAACGTTACAGTTTTCTTAAACGAACGTGTGCCAATACCACGATGTAAATAGTTTCTGGTGTCATCAAGGCCTTTTTCGCCTTTGATAGTCAAAGTATTTTTCAACACCTCAATAGTGATTTCACTTTCGGCGAATCCAGCAACAGCAAGTTCAACGAGATAATTATTATCATCAACTTTAACAATGTTGTGTGGAGGGAAAGTGGTAGGTTTTTCCGTTAGCATGGTATCAAATGTGTCAAGTAGTCGGTCAAAGCCAACAACGGAAGGGTATAGATGTGTGAATCTTAATGTTGTCATAAAGTTCTCCTTTAAAAGCAAGTTAAAAAAATGTTACCCCGAAGGCATAACTTCCAGCTTACCTTATACTGGTCCAAACTATCGTGTCGGAGGTGTAATTACACGGACGCCTTATACCGTAGCATCAAACAGCCCTAAGGTGGGTACAGTTATTTATGCAACTTTACGAAGGCCGAGCCATTTACAAAGTATTTTCTTTGTGGTTCTTCCGGCTTGTAAACTTGAATAAATGTCATTGTGCTATCCACTCTTTTCTCATACAAATTGCTGGTGCAAACAATCTCACCAGTATAGATGTTCTTCAACTCCGTAATCTTCTCTTTCAATTTTTTCATAATTTACCCCAATCATTCTTGAGATTTCTTTCCAATGTTATATTTGCTGACTAGTTCCCATTCATCTTTTTCTTTGTAAGATATAATCTTAATTTGATGGATTGGAGCAATCTTGTCTACCATAATGTCGGGATTAACAATCTTAACTAGACCCCATTCTTCTAGGAGTTTAGCTATTGCGTTTCGCCTTTCAATATCGTTATCTATGATGCTAGATGGTTTTCCGTCTAGTGCGAATAGTTCTTTGAAGTGGACAATATAATACTGTCCGCGTTTATGTAAGATGTGGCAAGACTGGTATAGAACCCGTTCTTTACGTGAGGATACACCAATTCTGGTTAGTGTCTCTCTTACTTTTAAGAAGTCATCGTGTTCGTTTAGCGTCACCTCAACAAAGGTTGATAAGTCGACCATTTCATTTCCTTAATCCACCGATATCGGTTTTTTCTTTTAATTCTTGGATTTGTTCATCGCTAAGTAGGCGCAAGGCTTCACGGGCTTTAGAATCGGATAGACCGAAGTATGTCTTTACACATGCTATATCTTCACTTTTTTCAGCCTTAACCCACTTATTGAAAGGTCTTTTCTTGGACCTAACTATATTTAGTAAATAGTCACTTTGCAGTTTCTTGTCTAGGATAGCCCTACGATTCATTTCATTAGCATACATGATACAATCCTTGTGATAGGAAAGCGCACGATTCACCAGAAATGGTTCATAGGATTTCTCTGTAACATCATCTACAATCAACTGCTTTTTACCTTGCAGGATCTCATTTACATATTCAAAAGGATTCATTATAGTTAAAAATTGGTAAAAAATATTTGGAATTCTGGATAAAATTTCTTTTAAGTCTTATTTCCAGGCGAGTTTTACTTTTATAAATTTTAATGTCTGCGAAATCATAGTCTATAAGAGAGTTTATTTTCATATAATGTTTTGATAAAATGTAATTGTCATCGGAATATAAAACTATATCTCCAGTTGGTTTAAAACCACAGATAGAACAATCCATAGAATTTTTATCTCTAACTATAATCAATAAACGATAGTCTTTTACAGAACAAACTTTATCTTGCCAGCCATCTACAAATAGTGACCAAAGAGAATTGGAATTATTATCATAAAAATATGAAGATGTGGTTTCTTTAAACGTCTGATATAAACTTGCTTCTGTTGTGTGTGACCCATCTAATATACTTATAGATTTAACATCACAACCTACATTATTATAACTTACATCAACAATTGAGTTGCCAGCACCTGACCAAATGGAATTCTCCAAACTTTCACAAACAACATATTCCCATATTTCTTTTCCTAAACTTAATGGATATCCTTTGTCTAAATATTTTTTCAAAGGTTGAATTATATTAGATATTTCGGTTTGGAATATTTCTTGAAATCTTTTTCCCAAAAATTCTTTAAGTTCTAAACTTTGCATAGGAATAAGAAAAGTTTTTTCTTCAATTTTTTCGCCGAATACATTAATCATCACATAAGCATTCTAATCAAACCAATCGTATCAATCGTAGTCAACAATAGGTAGTTAGCCAGCATGCCAAAAGATTTCCTAGTCCAAGAAGCCCAAGCATAGATAGCACAGCCAGTAATCCAAATAGGATATAGAGCCAAGAGGGGAGGAGTTGGTACGGTAAGTGCCATAGTAATACTACACCCAATACTAATAGCCCAGGCAAGCAACTCAGCAACAAAACGAATACGATTAGAACGGTAGTCATCTTTGATCCAATCAAATGTGGGCTTAAATAAATCTAGTATCATAGATTTTCCGATTCAAGTTTAACATCATGGTGGTGTTTTAGTTTCAAGTATGCATTGAAAACAGACTTAGGCACGATGCCGTCTCCATACTGGTATGTAATCTGCTCAATCGCTTTAACTAATTCCCGAGAATATTTAATCTCAGTGGCTGTTCCAATTGGATGTACTTCAAAATCACTCATACAAACTCCACGCTTACCATAAGTTCAGTCAAACAAGCAACGGTGTTAATCTCAGCATCAGCAACGAATGCTTGCTTGTATTGATAGTCGGCTAGAATAATAACCGCTTGAGGTATGCTTTGTGGTTGCAATACTTCATAAAGACTATCATACAGTTTGCGATACAATGTTGCGGCATCAAAATCAGCAGTAGCAACCCATTTACGAATTGCACCAAAGTCTTTGTTCTTCAAGTGCTTGGTGATTTCTGCAATTGATATATCACCAATCTGTGCGAGAATACCAACATCAATCTTACCAAACTGTGAGTAGCGTTGCAACTCATTCAAGATGCGCCGAAAGTCTGGAAAGTGTTTCTTGATTAACTCAGCAATTACCTTGTCTTCATACTCAACATTTTCACTTTGCAAAATTGACTGAATGCGCTTGAAAAACTGACCAGCCATCTTTGTCTTTTCATCATTCTTTAATGTAAAGTCAACAACTGCACACCGACTATGTAGTGGGTCAATGATACGATTTTTGAAATTACATGTAAAGATGAAAGAACAGTTAGATGCAAATTCTTCCATTGCATTACGCAAAGCTGGCTGGGTTGAGTTTGGATTTAGATAGTCAGCTTCATCAATGATGATAACTTTACGACCGCCAGTGAACGACATTGACGATGCAAAGTCTTTAATCTTGGTACGAAAAACATCAATGCCCGATTCATCTGAACCATTAATCATAATGTAGTCAGCACCAATCTGATTACACATTGCTTTCGCAACAGTAGTCTTTCCTACACCTGCACCGCCAGACAGCAACAGGTGTGGAATCTTTTCTGAATTTACATATTCTTGAAACGGCGTCTTCAAGCGTTCCGGTAGAATACACTCCTCAATAGTCTTGGGGCGGTGTGCTTCCGTCCACAATAAATGTTGCATAAAAACTCCATAATAAAAAATTCAAAAAAATCAACCTTCGCTGGTCGAGCCAAGTTCAGTAGCAACCCAATATTGCAATGGCTTTGTGGTGTTCTTAAAGTGTGCGATACCTTTAAAAGAAATAGAAACTTCATACTCACCTGGGATCATTTTCATGTTCTCAGTTTTGAAAAGCATCTTGTATTTCTTTCCATTGCCAGGAGCAACTTCAAGTTGATTAGTGTGTGTGGATGTGTTTTTGTC